GTAATTTAATAACTGAGGCAGAGGCAGGTATTTTTGAACAGTTACCGGCTGGCACAAGTTTTACAGCTTTTGATCCAACCCATCCAACCAGTGCATTTAAGGATTTTAATAAAGCAATTTTACGCGGTATAGCAAGTGGCCTCGGAGTGGCATACAACTCCCTATCGTCAGATCTGGAGGGTGTTAGTTATTCATCAATCAGGTCTGGCACGATAGAAGAGCGTGATCAGTGGCGGGTTAAACAAAATTGGATGATTCAGCATTTTATGATGCCTGTGTATGAAAAGTGGTTGTCAATGCAACTACTGACTAATTCAGTTGGCCAAGATATGACTATGTTTGAGGCATTAATGGCGGTTCGCTGGCAAGCTAAAAGCTGGAATTGGGTTGATCCATTAAAGGATATAAAAGCTAGCATTGAGGCAATTAATGCTGGACTTAAAACCCATAGTGAAGTTATTGCTGAACAGGGTGGTGATATTGAGGACGTTTTTGACCAGTTAGCTTATGAGCAGGCACTGGCAAAAGAAAAGGGGTTAGTCCTAAACGGTGTAAGTGTAGAAGAAGGAGTAGAAGATGAAGCAGATTAATACTGGAGTTTTATCCAGATCGTTTAATTTAGATCGTAGTGGGATCGATGAAGAAGCAAGAACGGTAAGTCTTAGTTTTTCAAGCGAGCAACCAGTCGAACGATGGTTTGGGATGGAAGTGTTAGATCACTCGTCCAAATCAGTCGACTTGGGGCGTTTGAACGCAGGCGCACCGCTTTTAATGGATCACGACACAAGCGATCAAATAGGTAGGGTTGAAAGCGCTATGGTAGATGGACAACGTGGAAAAGCAGTTGTTCGTTTTTCTAAAAGTGCTAGAGGCTCTGAAATTTTTAATGATGTAGTAGATGGCATCCGTCAAAACATTTCAGTTGGTTATAGAATTAATGAAATGGAAATTGACGAGAGCCGTTCTGAGGGTGAGGTTGAAACATTTGTTGCTACCTCATGGCAACCTTTTGAGGTAAGTGTGGTATCTGTACCAGCTGACAATTCAATTGGAATTAGCCGCGCCGCAGAGGGTGAAAATTTGACAACTATTACTAATTTCCGAGGGGAAAAAGATATGGCAGAAGAAATACAAAAAACTGAGCAAGTAGCAGCGCCAACAGAACCAACTGTTGACTCTGGTGCTATTGCTCGAAAAGCTGTTGAAGCAGACAGGCAACGTTCAAGTGAAATTGACGCTATAACGGCCAAGCACCCAGAATTATCTGATGTTGCAAGCCAGTTCAAGGCAAACGACAGATCTCTAAGCGAGTTCCGTAAAGTTGCTCTTGAATCAATTTCAAAATCAAAGCCAGCGCAAGCGGCTATTGCAGACTCTTCAATTGGAATGACTCCAAAAGAAGCCAAGCAGTTCTCAATAGTTCGTGCTATTAATGCACTTACTACTGGTGATTGGTCTAAGGCTGGTTTTGAAAGAGAGGCATCAATTGCACAGGGTGAAAAACTCGGTAAAGATGCTAGAGGTTTCTTTTTACCAACGGATGTCCAACGTGATTTAACTGTTGGCACTAATACAGCTGGTGGTCATACGGTTAGCACTGATCTAATGAGTGGTTCATTCATTGATATGCTGCGTAACAAGATGACTGTAATGGATCTTGGTACTACGATGATGACCGATCTAAACGGAAACGTTGCGATTCCTCGTCAAACTGGTGGTGCAACTGCTTATTGGGTTGCTGAAAGCGGCGCAGTTACAGAGAGTGCAGCTGCATTCGATCAAGTGACAATGTCACCTAATACTGTTGGAGCGTTTTCGGATTTAAGTCGAAAGCTATTACTTCAATCATCAATTGACATTGAAGCCTTTGTTCGTAATGATTTGGCAACAACGTTGGCTATTGAGATTGACCGCGCTGCCATTCATGGTAGTGGTTCATCTAACCAACCTACTGGAATCCTAGCGACTTCTGGTATTGGTGATGTAGCTGGTGGTACAAATGGAGCTGCTCCAGATTGGGCTGACATAGTTAACCTAGAAAAAGCGGTAGCCGTTGATAACGCTGATCTAGGAGCATTAAACTACTTAACTAATGCCAAAGTTCGTGGCAAGTTATTACAAACAGAAAAGGCAAGTAATACTGCTCAATATGTTTGGGCTGATAACAATACGTTACGTGGTTACAACGCGGCAGTATCAAACCAAGTATCAAGCACACTAACTAAGGGTAATCAGTCACTTTCTAGTGCGATTATTTTTGGTAATTTCAATGATTTATTGATTGGAATGTGGGGTGGCCTTGATATTGCAGTTGATACTTCAACTGGCAGTGCTAGTGGCACAGTTAGAATTGTCGCTCTTCAAGATGTCGATATAGCTGTTCGACACGCAGAGTCTTTTGCGGCAATGAAAGATGCGCTTACTGCTTAATTAAGTAGGCGTTAATTTGGCGCAAGGTTTGTTCTCCTTCCTTGCGCCATAATTAAGGAGTAATAAATGAAAGTTAAATTAAATATATCTGTAGGCATTAACGGCAAATCACATAACAAAGGTGATGTTGTTGAAGTTAATAAAGATATGGCGGCGGCTTTAATATTAAGTAATAAAGGCGTTGAAGTTAAAGCTAAAGCAGAGGCTAAAAAGAAAAAGTAATGTTTGCTGAAGACTTTAGTGAATTTTTTATTAGTAGCGAGTTGGCCGATGATGCCATTATTGGTGCGGCCACCGTTGCTGGTATTTTTGATAATCAGTTTGTAGAAGTTAATGGGATAGAGGGAGTAAGACCTGTATTTACTTGCGCGGCCTCAGAGGTTGTTAATTTAGGGCATGAAAAGACGATAAAAATTAACGATATTACGTACAAGGTTGCAGGCGTTCAACCCGATGGAACTGGTTTGAGTAGTTTAATTTTAGAGAAACAGTAATGAGTCATGTACGTCAGCAAATTAGAGAT